ATTGCCTTGGAGTTGATATTGAGCGCGCAGTGCAAAGATGAGGCCAGTTGGGGCGGTCATTGGCTGAACGCCGCAGATGTCATAGGCCATCAAGTTTGGCATAGCACGACGAACCAACGAGATGAGCACGGGATCATAACCAGCAACATTTGGTGTGTTGGTAAATGATTGAGGCATGCCCAAGTTGTTGGAGCTCATGTCTTCGGTCAAGTGTTGTGAACGAAGAGCTTGCTCTTGGTTTTCTAGAAGGACGGCAGTGACTTTCTTGCGATAGTCATCTTGAATCTTGGGGAGTGCATCGTGGCCGAGCACTGGTTCCCATTTTTCTGTTAAAACGTCATATGGTGTATTTTCTGCGAATTGCATTTTAGTGTTTTCTCCTGTGAGTGTAAATATTTAGTAATAGTGAAATTTAGACCTTTTTGTTTAGTCTACCCAACGCACCGACGTAACCTTCTACGAGGGTAGTCGGGGCAGTTTTGACTGGTGCAAATGTTTGCTCTGGCTCAACGGAACGAGCAGGAGCGCGAGTTGCGGTGTTTAGATAATTGTCCTTGATGGCTGTTAGTTTCTCACGATATTCATCAACTGAACCGAAAGAAACGCTTTCCATCAAATTTTGAAGCTTGGCAATTTGAGTGTCTGCGAGGTCTCTTGTCTCAGCGACAAAGATTCCAGCGCATTCAGTCAATTCAATTTGCTTCTTGAGTTCGATACTGACATTTACGGACTCGTTGAGTTTGTTTTCCAACTCACGGTTTTGAGCGTAAAGTTCATCAAGAACATTGTACTTCTCGTTGGGAACGTCAATGTAGTGGTTCTCAAAGAGGTTCTTTAGACCACTGATGAAGTTCTCGGCAATTTGAGTCTTGATGCCTTGTTCAACGGCTACAGCGTTCTCGGTCATCCATTCTTCGACTACGTAGTCAAGGTAGTCATCCACCTTTTCTACGAGTGATTCGGTGACATTCTCAAGATATTGCTTGACGTTGCCGTCAACACCTTGAACGATGTGGGCAACGGTCTTTTCAACGCGGTCAGTGACAGCGGCTTCAAAGATTGCCTCTAGTTTGCTGACGAGTTCTTCTGAAGCGACTTCTTCACCGAGCAATGAAGCGAGAGCAGCGCGGAATTGTGCGCGGGCTTCTGCGATCATTTCCTGATCTTCAACGCTTTCTTCGACTTCGGTGGGCTCTTCTTCTTCTGTTTCCTCTGTCTCCTCTTCCTCTCCGGAAGATTGAGCAGGAGCGGACATTGCTGGAGCAGCCTTACCCATCATGCCCATTGAGTTGGGGACGATTGGGGCTGGAACTCCGGGAACGGCAACAGCGCCCGTGGCAACTGGTGGGGCGGTCATTGAGCCCTTTCCGGTTGCATCGACGGAACCCTTGCCGGTTGCATCGTAATCGCCTAGACCCATGGCTTGCATGGCGGCTTCTGAAATAGTTTGTTTCTTATTTTTCATATTAAAAGGATCCTTAAGTGTAAAATTATTTATACTCCAAAATATTTAAGACTTTATCTTGTTCTACCTCCAAGTAGACCATAAAGCCAATTAGATTGTGCTGCCTGTGCTTGTGGTACATAAATTGTAACTGGGGGCTTACCAGCACCGTCTACCACGTTTGCGGCATATTCGGGACCAAAGGCAGCAGCTTGTTGTTTTAAGTGTGACATACCAGTCAAATCTTCCACAGCACCGCCCAATCCACTAGCAATAACTCCTAATGCTCCACCGAATCGGCCACCTGTTTTTTGCATAACTTTACCAACAATATTAGCAACGCTTCCAGCCCCACCAAAAGCTGCCAAAGAGCCAATATCTCCCCAAGTGGCTTCAGATGACGGTCCCATTCCATATTTGAGGACATCACCCCAAAATCCAGATTCAGTGGAAGTTTTTGGTTTTTCTTTCTTTTTGCCATCTTCCACCGCATCTATGCCTTTACCTCTGCCACCAAAAGCCATTTTTTCTAAATCAATTTTTTCACCTTTTTTGGATTTTAATTCCAATGGACTTTTTATGACTCCTGTGGTGCTGAGATCTGAGCGTGCTTCGGCAAAATAACGTTTTCTGTATTCCTTCAAATTTACATAAACATTGTCATTTGGATTGCTTTCATTTTTGTGTTCAAGCAATGCACATAGATATGTTTTTGTGTTTGAAGGAATGCTTATCATGACAATTTCTTGAAATAGTTATTGAAGACCTTTACAATGTTTTCTTGAAGATCTCTTTTTGAGGAATTTTTGATAAGTTTAACGGATTGCTCACGATCTCTTTCGGTCCACATTCCGTTTTCAAAAATCCATTCCTTACCTTCCATGATTCCATTGACGAAAGCATTGGGAGCAGAAGGATCTGCGACGATATCAATAGCGGCCAACATGAAGTCTTCTTGGACTTCTTGATATCCATTCTTGGGACGAAGTGAACCCATTCCACGGGTGGAAACACCGAGTTGAGCACCCTCATCAATTAGATTCTTGACGATTCTTCCCATTGGAGTGTCAAGGACTTTTGCCTTTCCATAGACATTTTTGCCGTCTTCGTGAAGAGTTTTGATCATGTGAGAAACCCGGTCAAGGTTGACTGTTGGGCCTGTGGGGTGATTCAATTCTCCCATTGCACGGCCCTTTTCAACATACTCGGTAATATAACGACCACATTCCTTCTTGAGTATGCCGCTTGGATAGACTCTGCCGTTGCGATTCTTTACATCAGATTGCATGAAAACACCTTCGATGAAATATGTCTTTTCACCGTTTCCGATGTTTTCTTTGATATACTTGATATCTTCAGTTAGTTCCGTTATCAGTTTCATTGTTTGTTCCTAGGATTTTTTTGGCAACGGTCTTGTATTGCTCTTCAAGTTTGCTTCCAATCTTGGAATAAAGAACTTTTGAAGTTGTTTCCTTGAAAGAAACCGCGTTTTCTTGAATTGCATTTTTTAACATGTCTCTGATTTCGTTTTTCATTGTAGTTTCCTGGTTTCTTGTGCAAACTTAATGTGTTGCTTGAATGTTGTTGTATTATTAAAAATTTCTTGAGTCATTCTTTTTCTGTTTTCTGAATTCAGAGACTCAAACAAACTTTTTACCAATTCCTTTTCATTTTCAGTAATATTTATAACAGAATTATCCTTCAATATTACTTTTCCACCTTCAAAATTTTCCATAAAATGAATAAATTTTTGTAAATCTGGTGTCTCTTCGGTAGACTGTTCGTTCTCAAAAAGACGATTGGAGACTTCTTCTCGTACTGAAAAAATGGATTCATTCAGTTTGACAGCCAATGCTTGTTCAATGTTTTGCTTGAAGTATGCTTCATTTTCAGAAAGCATTTCCTTGATTCCATTTTTTAAAAGTGTTTTTGAAATATCCATTTTAACCCTCTGATTGCTGTTGTTGTGCTTCCTGAGCCTGCTGTTGAGCCATCATTGCCAACTGCTCTTGCTGCATTCTCTGTCTGTCAACTTCCATTTGTTTGTCCATTACACGCATGTCTTCCTCGCTTTGACGAAGAATATTTTTTCTGACATAATCGGAAGAGAAATATTTACCAATGTAAGGATCGACAAATTGAACCATCTTAAGACGCTCTGCAAGAATTTCTGCTTCCTTGAGATCCCAGAAATAGTTGTCGGTATTGAAGACATAGTTGATGTCTCCCTTCAATTCTCTCCAATCATCATCGGTCATGACACCCTTGAGAAGAAGTTGAACTCTCAACATGTCGGCAAATAATTTGGTGAAATGATGCCGAATTCTGTCAATGAATTTATAAAACTTTACTTCTTCTCGGGTGATTTCAACAGATCGTCCCATGTTAAAACCAGTGGATTCAGATGTCAATCGGCTGATCGGGACATTCAATGACATGTACAACTTCTTCTTGAAGTAGTCAACGTCTTCGATCTGGGACATGGCCTGACCACCGGGAAGAGTGGAAATTTCCGTTCCTCTTGAACCTTCACGGCGGGGAAGCCAGTAATCCTCAAGCACCGACAGATGGTTTCTTTCATCACGAACTTCGCCGGTTGCTTGGTTGTAGATTACACGATTGCGGAAGCGACTCATCATGTCGCGCATGTACTGCTCGGCCTTTTGCTTCGGCAATTGTCCTACGTCAACATAGAACACTCTGCGTTCAGGTGCGCGTGCAATGCGGTAAACTAGAAGAGCATCTTCTAGTTGTCTCAACATGTTCAATGGACGAATGGCTTTGTGAAGATAGCCAAGAACACGCTTGGTGTTGAGATCTACGATTCCTGAAGGAACATAGACAATGCTATCCAACGACAGCTGAAGACCACCTGGACCAGTCAACATGTAGGATTCTTTGTCAGTGTTTGTATAAAGGTAATACTCTTCAATGTCCTTAATCAATGAAATGGATTGACCTTCCAAACGCTCCATTTCTTTTTTCACTTTGCGAATCTTTTTGATTTTTAAAGGATCAACCGGAAGTATTTCTTTGATTCCGTCAGTTGGTTTTTCCTTGTCAATCACAATGTTGTAATAGACTTTTGAGTCAATGTACCATCTTCTGAAGATCTCATATGATTTATTGTTAAAATCAAGAAGGTGAA